AACTGACCAATGCCCTGGCCAGCTTGCATTTGACGACCCTGCTGCTGTTCAAAAGCCTGCATGGCCTGCGCCTGCGACTGGCTGAAGCCTTGAGACAGGAGGTTGGCGATGGTGGAAGCCTTTTGGTCCATCAGGTTGCGCTGCATCTCAGCGCGCTGCACACCTTCACGCTCGCCGCCAAAAGCGCCTGAGCGCACGGCTTGAGCCGACAAGCCCTGCTGCGCGATCTGACCTTGACGGTCTATCTGGCGCAGGGTTTCGTCAATCACCTGTTGGCGATACGGGTCCATGAAGCTCTGTGCAGAAGCAGGATTGAAGCCCTGCGTGGCCCCGCCCAGCTGGCCAATGCCCTGCTGGATAGTGCCTTGTGCCTGGTTGAAACCGGGTTGAGCTGCTGCCAAACGGGCCTGTTGGGCCGCTTCAAACGCAGTGCCCACGCCTTGGCCAAAGCCAGGCTGCTGGGCAGCTTGCTGCGCCATGATAGACGCCATCATGGCGTCATTGCCTGCGCCCTGAAGGTCTTGGAAGGATTGACTGAAATCAGAGGGCCCCGCTTGTCGGGCCGCGCCCATGGCCTGGCCAAGCGCCATGTTCTGTGCCATAAATCCAGGTTGGCGCGCTGCCTGTGAGGCCATGCCGATGGCTTGCTGCCCTTGGCCAAGGCCTTGGCCAATGACGCCCTGTGCCTGACCGAACTGGGGCTGAGCGCCCTGCAGTTGACCGGCTGCTTGGCCGAGCAAGGCTTGAGAGCCCCTGAAGTCTGCGCCGCCTGCGCCCAGCGCCAGCTGCTGCGCTTGAGTCAGGCCGCCGATGCCTTGAGCAATGGCGGAGGTGGCAGGCTGGAGATTGGCCTGGCTGGACATGGCAGCCATGTTTTGGCCCGTGGCCAGTGCTCCGAGGCCCGTGTTCAGGTCTTGACGCGCCGCGCCAAACTGACCAGTCGTGTCGGACATCGCGGCGCGCTTAGCTGCCGCGTCAAGGTACCCCAGGCCCTCGTTGACTTGGCCAATGCCGGCGGTGATGTTGCCAGCGGCTTGCCCAGCTTGGCCCATGGCCCGCTGAGCGTCGGTGAATTGGTTGCGGGTGTCAGCGCCGCGCAAGACATCAGCTGCTTCGCCGGTGGTGTTGTACGCCTGGCCCAGCGCCTGGTTGGCAGCGGTCATGTAAGGCGTGAACGCCCCAACGCCCAGGTTGGAGGCCGCTTGCATCGCGGCCTGCTGGGGCTGGGTAAAGCCGGCTACTTGGAAGTCAGGCAGCTGCTGAGACAGGGGCTGGCCCCCGCCTTGGTTGAACGCCAGGTTCTGCGCTTCTTGCAGTAGCTTGAGCTTGTACGCTTCAATCTCCGGGGCTTCCCGGACAATTTGTTGGGTGGTTTCGGTTGCCATTTATTTCCCCTTGACCGGGCCGCCTTCGAGCATTTTCATGAGCTTGTACATGCGCGCCGCACCCTTGCGACGACTTCCGTTACCGGCGTTGCGGACCGCTTTGGCGGTGAAAACAAACTCACCGTCTGACAGCATGGCCGGGATGTCATCCGAGGTCCCAGTGCCTGGGCCGTTGATCGGGCCATTCTTGCGGGGGAACTCAGTGGGCACCGGCGATCCGCCTTTGGCCAAGCGTTGGGGCTGGGCTCCTTGGCCGTAGATCAGAGGCACGCCGTACAGGCCTGCCACGTTGTAAGGTTGCGCGACACCGGCAGGGGACATCGACGCGCCCATTGGGATGACCTGGCTAGGAGGGGCCGAAGGTCCTTGAGCCGCGAAGTTGGTTTCAACAATCGGGCTTCTTGGAGTGGTTGGCCGTGTGTAGCTTGTGTCAAGCCCGCCCCTTAACATGTTGGGGTTGTCACGCATGTAATCCATGCCGGTGTAATTGCGATCGAACACAGGGTTTTCGTCGGCAGGCGTGCTCTTCATGCCGCCAGTGGCACCCATGACGGCCGTGCCGGCAGCCACCAGTGGGCCGTACTTCTGGAGAATGCCTGCATCAGCAGGCAGCCCTGGGCGGCTTGGCGAGAGGTTGGTGTTGTAGATGTCCTTGGCGACGTTGAGCGGCTCTTTCATGACCTGACGAGCAGTGTCTCCAATGCCTGTCATGCCCAAAGTGCCGCGCTCAATCTGGATGTTGGTAGGCGATGGGCCAACGCTTGTGGGGGACATGGTCCGTGGATCGATGCCAATGTCCTTGTAGAACTGTGCCTGATAGTCAGCAGGCATTGAACCGCCAGGGGCGGATTGGCTGGCGAGCACGTCCTGGGCAGTGCCGATTGCGCCGGCCTGGCCCACGCCAGCGGGCTGGTCAGTGCCCGCTGTTTGAGGCTGCGCCTGTGCAGCTGCGTCCCCGGCTCTCGAGTTCTGCAAGCCTTGCATAGCTGCTGCGGACGCTCCCGAGGTTAGGCCCATCCTCAAGGCGTCTTGGGTGCTCATGCCGCCCAGCTTGCCCACACCTGCGCCAATAATGCCGGTGGCCAGGCCCGTGTTCAGGGCGCTGCCTGCCGCACCAGGAAGGTAGCCGCCGACAGCCGCCACGGGGTTTGCGCCCATGATCGTGCCGCCGCCACCGATGTAGCCCATGGCCCCGGAGATCAGTGCTTCCTTGACAGAGCCGCCACCCAAGAGGGTGGTGCCAGCACTGGCCAGGCCCATGTTGATGGCCGCGCTTGTCGCTGCGGTGCTGCCAAGAGACAGGCCCACGCCGGCGGGTCCGAGGACCGTGGCCAACGCAATGGTGCCCAAGATGCGCCCGATAGGGCTTTTCAGGACTTTCTTGGTGACGTTGACAACGGATTTGACAACCGACTTGATCGCCTTAAAGACCTTCTTCAAGAAGAACTCAGGCAGGCCTGTGGTTGGGTTGATCGTGCCAGAGCCGCCTCGGTCCTTGAGCAGCTGTGCCTCTTCCGGCGTGATGTGCGCCAGCATCTTGTCGCCATTGCGGCCCTGAGCGGCCAGGAAAGACGCCACGTCGGCCAGGCCGCCTTCGGCCATGGCCATCGGCTGCATGCCGCCCATGCCCTGCATGGCGTCGGCACCTTCAACAGGAGGCATGTCCGCCATGGGGGCTTGCGCGCCCTGGGCTTGCGTCATCTGCAGCTCGTTGAGCACGGACAACAGCGCGCCAATGAACTCGGGATCGTACTCTTCTGGCAGGTCTTCTGCGTCAACAAAATCGTTGTTGATCAGGTCTTCACGGATGGTCTTGTACTCAGCAGGACGCTGAGACATGTACTCGAAGATTTCAATGAGGGTGGTCAGTTGGCTGGGAGTAAGCGCCAAGTCAGCCATGTTCTGACGCAGCGATTCCTTGAGCATTGCAAGGTCATCGGGGCTGGCCATGCCCAAGGCGGCCTGAGCCGCGTCGTATGACTGCGCACTGGTGACGGTCTGTGGCTCTTGGGCCTGCTCATCCGGCATGGACGCGCCTTGTGGCAACGCCATGATTCCTTCATTTTCCATGATAGTCCTTTCCAATTTGTGCCGAAGGCCCTGTGACGGACCGCGCGCCGGGAAAGGACGCGTTAATGGCTGAGATTATCCAACAAAAAGTCAAGCCCTGTCCACTCATTACGACCTGTCCATCTCTAGATAGGACAGGTAAAAGTCAACTGTCGCCTGTGAGCTGGTGACCTTGATCACGTCGGCCGTTTCCAAGACGCAGGGCACCCCGCTTAACACATCCAAAGTCTGGTTCGTGGGCAGTGCATAGCCCTTCAGCAGACAAAATGCAGTAGCCCCACCACCCGGATAGACATTGACGGTGAGAGCAGTGGTGGCCGCGTTTCGGTTTGTTACCCGCAAGGAAGACAAAACCGCCGTGTTTGCATCAGGGGCGGTATAGATCGTGGTCTCAGTTGCAGCCGAGGGGGTCAGGTGTTTTCGAAGGTATTTGTTTGCCATGATCAGTTCGCCGATACAAAGTTGATGGTGAGAATCACTGACGGTATGGCAGGGCGCGTGGGGCTCGTGCCGGCGGCGTAGTGTTCTAAGAAAACGTCAAGGCTGCTGGCCCACCAGGCAACCTGCAAATAGTCATTGGTCGGGTCTTCTACGGTGAAAATACCGGTGATCGCCGGAACTATGTGCGACCAAATTGACACGCTTTTACGGGCAGGCACGTCAAAGCGGGTATTGCTCAAGGGGTAGTTGACCCCGGTGTCCTTGGCCCAAACCTCAAACTCCTGCACGGCGTTGCCTCGGTTTGTGACCTGCAAGGTGAACGTCACCAGGTACTGGCCAGCGCACGGGACCTTGATCCGTGAGCCGCTTTCCACGGTGATGCCGTTGGAAAACGCTGGGGCAAACGTCACCAGGTTCTCGCCCGTGATGCTGGCATTTACTTGGTCCTGGTCCGAGATCATCATTGCCTGAGGCAAGATGATGCCGTTACTGTTCTGGAATCCGCGAATCCCACCAGCAAACCCGCCGCCCGCTCCGCTGCCCGCGCTCATCCACGTAGCCGCAGCCGCAGTGTCCTGACTGGTGACCGGCGTGTACGTGTTGTTGAGCTGCAAAATGATCTGCTCAAGCGATCGCACCAACTGGTTGAACTGCTGCGGATCGTAGCCCGACTGGGTTGCGTTGGGCAGACGGACGTTGGTGATCTTGCTCATCGGATGCCGTCCGGCTGAATGTCAACTCGCATCGTGCCAAAGCGCCAGTTTGTTCCCAACTCAGTGCTGACAATGCGCATTTGAATCTGTCTGCCCCTGGCCCGCGTGTCCACCTTCTGCGTAGTCGGCGTGATAGTGTACGGGTCAAGCGAGCTGGGAGTGGCGGCGGCTTGTGGATACAAGCGCAAAAGCAGCTGCACATCCAGGTTTCCTTGCTGGTTCTTGAAGTCTGGAATAAAACGCTTCATGAACAGGACTTGATCCCCATCCCCAATGTCAAAGTACCCCGAGTAGATGTAAGCACCCAATGGCTCTCCATTGGCATCCACGCCAGTCTCTTGGCTGAATATCAGGGTTCGCCCGGCGGTCAGGCCGTAGATGGGGCTGATGGTTGCAGCCGTGGACAGTGGCTCGTATTTAGCTGCTGTTGGGGCGGCGTAAACGCCTACATCGTTCCATGCGGTGCGCGCCAAGGAACCGTTGGACCAGACGTTTTCCAAGTAGTTGTACGTCACGCTGCGGTCAATTCGATCGCTGTTTTCCGATGCGTAAAACCACGTGATCTCATTGAACTGCGTGTTCAGGCCAGCTTGAACCAGCGTGCCCTGGACCCGGTTGAGGTCTTTAAACACGTAATCCTGCACCGTGCATGGCAGCTTTTTGACCGTACCGTCAAAGATGAAGAAGGCGTCTTTGCTCATCCAATAGGCTACGCCATTGACGTCAACCACAGAGTGGGGCCCAATCGCTCCGCAGTTGGCCCCGAGTTGCTGGAAGCCGAAAGTGTATGGAGGCCCCAAGTACTGCTGGCCATGCATGGAAGTGTCTGTCCAGATCAAAATCTGACCGCGAGAGCGGGCCGCTGTGATGATCTCATTGCCGTCAGTTAAGCGCTGGCCGCCCGCTGTGTTGGTAGCGGTTGCAACAAATTCGCCAATGTTTTCTTGGTCCGAAAACCGAACAAACATTGGGTCAAGAGTAGACGGCACTCCCAAGGTGGACTCTGTGCCAAAGCAGACCAGATGGCGGTCCGGAGTCGATATGAGTGCGAACCTGCTGGTGGTAGGGGCCCCGACAATGGCCGAAGCCCGCACGTTGACGCCCAAGGAGGGAGACCATTGGTAAATCGCCCCGTTGATGTCCTGCAGAATGAGGTCTTCCCCGTAGGTGTCGAACTGCCATATCTTGGCGTAGAGCGTCAGGGCCGAGGACGAAGGTCGGGGTGTTCCCCAAGTGCTTTGTCCCCAAGTGCCAGTGCCCCAGCCAAAGTCAAAAAAGTTCAGGTCATCGCCCCCTTGAATCTGGTACTCAGCGGTTCCGGAGCCTGCTCCGGTGACCGTGGAGCTTGCTGCAGTGGGCGAGAGGATCGTGTACGCGTTTCCACTTATGACCGTCTGCACCTCAAACTCATTGTCTAAACTGGCGTTGAGAATGCCCCCAGGGTCGCCGGCAACGCCGGAAAAAGTCACGAAGTCCCCGGGCACTGCACCGTGTGCGTTGTCGTTGACGGTGACTGTGGTCGATCCTGATGTTGTTGTGAAGGTAACGGCCCCAGTGCCACGGATAGGGGTGATGTCCGACCACTGCCCTCCGCTGTACACATAGACTTTGCGGTTGGTGCCTACCGCCAGGTACGGGATGCCCGCCAAGCTGCTCCAGCCAAAAATGTTTGTGGCCATGCCGACAAGGTAAGACTCTCCGGGGCCAAACAGCTCCCAGCCGCCAATCTTTTCTGGCAGTCCGTATCGAAAGCGCACGTTGTCAGTGTCCACCCAGCCGCCTTCGGCACCATACTCGGTGTTTTGCTTGTCAACGCCTGGTTTGAGGAACAGTCTGAGGAGCGGCATATCACCCCTTTGCAGCGCGCATGTTGTCGACAAGGTTGGGGTACGGACGGCCTGCTTTTTTGGCAGCCGCCTTTGCGGACGCCTTCTTTGCAGGGGTCAAGGCCTTGGGCTTGCCCAGAGCTTTTGGACGCTTTTTGTCCCAAACAGGTGTGTTTTTCATGTGAGACCCCTTGGTAAATTAGATGTTCGACATTTTCGCACTTAACTCAGGAACAGCGCAATCTCTGCCTCACGGCGCTTGACCAATCCTGGCAGGACTTTGCCTCCGCCCTTGGTCCAGACTCGAAACGATTCGGCTGCGCCATCCCAGTCCCCACGGTTGGCCCGCATGCGGATCGTGGACCGCTGGAGGTTGCCTAGCCCGAAGTTAAAGGAAATAGAGACAAGAGCGTCGAAAGAGCCTTGACGCCCAACCACGCCGGGAACAAGACGAAGAACACCCCGTTCAAAAGTTCCGACATCAGTTCGGAATAGTTCGTCGATCTCTTCTTTCGTCCAGACACGGTTGTCCTCCGGTTTCAGTGGCATTTCTTTGCGAATCATTGGGATGTCGGCTGTGGTCTTGCCGGGTGGCCGAACCACGGGTAGCCTAATCTGCTCTTGGTACAGGACGTGGCCGTAGCCAATTGTCCAAATGTCCGCTGGGCAAAGATAGGGACGAGAGCGTTTACCCTCGTACTTGTGCATCAAGTCTTCCCCGGCTTTGCTCAGTTTCACTTCTTGCTCCAGCCGCGAGACCCAAACCAGAAACCAATAATGCCTCCAAGCATCGCCATTTCGTCTGAGCTAAAAATCAGATCGGCGTAGCGGATCACGTCATCAATGCTGGTGATCAGGCCGGGTGTTTGGTACAGATACCAAGCCATAAAAGCATTGATCGCCACCAGCTCAATCACGAAAATGTATGTCACCGTAGGGCGCACGGTTCCCACGTAGTTGGCAACCCACTTGCTGGCCTTATCTAGCACTTTTTGGTCGTGCTCCAGCGCCGCCTCAGTCATCCGGGCGTCTGTCTCCATTGCCACCTGCTCGGTGCGGATTTCCTCGACACGGGCCTGCGCAGCAAAGCCAGCAGCAGCCAGTTGCAACTCGCGCTCAGTCTGGATCTGAGCTAACGCCAGTTCGTGCTTCTGATCAGCCTTGTTCTGAAAAAACTCAAGTAGTTTGGGCAGACCGGAGATCAGCAGACCCCCGAGAGTTGAGATAAGCGATAGCATCAGTTGCCTCCGGTTGTTACTACGTCGTCGCCTTTGCGCACTGTGACCTTGTTGCCTTCGACTTCCACTTTCATGGATGGTTCTTGGCGGTCAAGGCGGTC